GGTGGTACGTTTCCTGTTAAGCGTGTGTTTATTTCACGTTGGGATGGCGGTAAGATTATGGAAGCTGACTTTGCCCAGCTTGAATTTCGTGCGGCTGCATTCTTGTCACAAGACGAGACAGCTATGGAAGAGATCAACACAGGGTTTGACGTACACGCATACACTGCACAGATTATCTCTGATGCAGGTCAACCTACTGCAAGGCAAGCTGCCAAGGAACACACCTTCGCCCCTCTCTTTGGCGCGACAGGCTTTGGCAGAACTAAGGCAGAAGCTGCGTACTACACGCACTTCATTGACAAGTACAAAGGCATAGCCAAGTGGCACAAGAAGCTAGGTGATGAGGCTATACGTTTCCAAAAGATAACCAATGTATCAGGTAGACAGTATGCATTTCCCGGCACTACTAGAAGGGAAAACAATACACCTACTAACTTCACTAGGATTAAGAACTACCCTGTCCAAGGGTTTGCTACTGGTGATGTTGTACCTGTTGTATTACTTGAGATTGACAAGAGACTAAAGAACATGCGCTCTTGCATAGTTAATAGTGTCCATGACTCAGCGGTCATTGACATACACCCTGATGAACAAAAGGAGGTAATCAATGTCATTAACGATGTTAACGACTGTCTTAATAGTATCATTGATAATTACTACGGCATAAAGATGAATGTACCACTACTTTTAGAAGCCAAGGTTGGACCGAATTGGCTTGACACTAAAGATGTGATATGATATAACTGCGGTTCAAATAAAGCTCAGAAAGGATATATAATGAGCAATGAGTTATCTACGACAACGGCAATGGCAAGTGCAGACCTTGCTGCAGCTATGGGTTTCAGTGCGGATGCTGATATGTCTATGGGTTCTTCCAGTGGGCCTAACCTTGCACGACTAGCACAGGTACAAGTTCCCATCATGAAGGAGCAAGTAGATGAAGACGGTGAACTAGAAGAGAAGGTAGTCGTACCCTTGGGTGCTTACAAGCTTACTGACTCAGAGGGTGTGACTGTGTATAGCCGTAGTGCTACCATTCGTTTGTTTGCACAGCGTCAGCAATGGACTCAATGGGATAGTGACAACAACGCTATGAACAAGACTGTCATGGCTACTGTACTCAAGGGTGATCTTAAAGACACCAAAGGTACGTTCAACCTTGGTCGGCCTAGTGCATACATCAAGGATTGGGATGCCGTTGATGAAGACACTAAAGCTGTCATCCGTAGTGTTAAAAACACTAAGGTTTTGTTTGGCAAGGTTAAGCTAGGTAAAGTTACTGATGAGAATGGTGTAGCTGTAAAAGGCTACGACTCAGAGATTGACTTTACGATGGACGTAAAGAATGCTGACAGTAAGCGTTCCTTGGATGCAGCACTTAAAGATATTGTATCTAAGAAACTGTTACCTATTGAGCATACGATAACACTTGCTGCCAATAAGGAGACTCTGCCTACAGGTAACAAGTACGCTACTATGGTTGCTAACTTGGGTACTAAGACTAAAATGGTGCCAGAGGATCACGCTACAGTACAGGCTTTCGTTGACTACATTGACTACGGTAACGAGTATGTACTTAGTAAGTGGAAGTCTTTACGTAAGCCTGATGTAGCAATAGACCCCTCTACACTTGACGCTATTGTGCAAGTAGAAGAAATTCCTTTCTAGGATGGACTTTGCACACGCTGCTGAACTACCCATTAAGATACTCATGCGTGATGCTACTTTAGGCCAAGCAGAAATGTCAGAAGCAATAATTGATAACGTTGCTTCTGACGTATCGGCAGGACTAAACAAGCAATTCAACGGTGGGCCAAGGGATGCGTTCAGGCTTAGAATGTCCAACATAGGACGCGCTAAGTGTCAACTCTGGTTTGAAAAGAACATGCCAGAAACCAAAGAACCAATGCCAGAGCAGTTCATGATGAACATGATGCTAGGCGATATAGTTGAGGCAGTATTCAAAGGTATCCTACGCACTGCTGGTGTAGAGTTCCAAGACAATGAGTATGTGTCGTTAGACTTAGGGGGAGGTAGACGCCCGATCAAGGGTGAGTATGACTTAGTGATGGCTGGCAGGGTAGACGATGTTAAGAGTGCATCTGATTACTCCTACACTAAGAAGTTTGTTGACCTTGAGACACTACAGGCTAGTGATCCTTTTGGCTACGTAGCACAGCTTGTAGGCTACGCTACAGCAGCAGGTAAGAAAGTTGGTGGCTGGTGGGTAGTCAACAAAGCTAACGGCCATCACAAGTACGTTTCAGCCAAGCACGTAGACGTTGAAGAAGTCTTAGATAAGATGCGTGAAACGTATGACTACCTAGAGAACGATGAGCCACTTGAGCGTCAGTACACAGACATACCTGAGACCTATCGCAAGAAAGAATCAGGTAACAGAACGCTATGCAGAGAGTGTGGCTGGTGTTCATTCAAGAAAGCTTGTTGGCCTGACTATAAAGAGTTGCCATCAAGAGTCTATCAAGGCAAACTAACAGCACCTACGGTGCATTACACTAAACTGAAAGAGGAAAATGCAAATGGCTAAAGTGACACTAAACGATATTGAATACGACTCAGAAGACTTTAACGAAACACAGATTGCTTTGTTAGCAGAGATACAATATAGCGCAACAATGAAGCGACAGCTAGAGTTTCAATTAGCTAGTGTGTCTAACATGGGGGTGCTTTTAGTAGACAAGCTTAAACAGGCACTAGAAGACGAGACTATACCAGAAGAAGATGCCTAAACCTAAGAGGCTACACCTTAAAGCCAAGTACAGGAGTGGTCTTGAAAAACAGACTGCTCTTGTTTTGTCTGAGTGCCAAAAAAAGGTAAGGTATGAG